ACGTGGAATTACGAAAGAGTTAACGTTAGCAACAACTGCACTACCTGCTGCTGCTTGATCACTAACGATTACTGGTGAACCGTAGAAGCTGTTGATAGAACCAACAACTTTTGCAGCTGCAGTATTAACAGAAGTGAAGTCATCAAACTCACCTTCTTCAAGTAGCTCGTTATAAGCGTCAACAGACATGATGTATACCAACTGAGATGGATAGGCTCACCAGCTAGAGGAATTACAGTTTTACCTGAAGTTACAGCCATTTCTTTAAAGAAGTTAGCTGCACGATAGTTTAGACGAATGTTTTCTTCGAATGCGTCAACTGCAGTTTGATCGATACCTGCAACACCCGCTTGGTAGCCAGTAATAGTTGCTGAGCTATCAGTACTAGTACCTGAAGTACCAACAGTAGAAGCTGTGTAAGATACGCCAGCTTTTTCTAAAGTTCTACGACCGATATCGGTATCTTGGAAGTTACGACCCAATACTTTAGCAACCATGCTTGCGTGCAAGAAGTCTTGACCAAATGCAGACAAGTCGCCTGATTTAGCAGAAGAACGTTCTGCAGAGAACTCACGCTTGCTGTTACGCATAGCTTCGATTTCAGAAGCGTGCTCTTTAAGAGCAGACTCATACTTAGCAGTTACTTCTGCAAAGTTTGCGTCTTTTGCTTCCATGTCAGCTTTCATATCAGCTTCTAGTTTTTCAACACCAGTCTTAACACCTGTTTCGATGCTTGACTTGATTGATTGTGCTTCAACAGCTTTTGCTGCGTCAGCTTCTTGTGCTGCTTTAGCCTGGGCTTCGTCAGCGGCTTTTTGCTCGGCCTGCTTCATTGCAATCTTAGCGGCAGTATCTTCAGCTACCTTCTTTGCAAAAGCTTCCAAGTCGATGTTTTGATTATCCATCTTGATCTCCTGATCTGCGGATTTCTCCGCGCTTTGAGGTGTGTCACTAGCTATATCCGAAGTATTAACTTCTTGCTTAGCCAGAGACTGACCTGCTAGATCTACACGATTAGTGAAAGTTTTCTTAAAGTCTTCGTACTCGGACATCGAGTCAAAAGATTTTGAGAGCGAAAAAGTAGCTGCTTGATTGCAAGGTACCGATACAACCGATACTTCAAACAACTCAGCATCCTTAATCATTAATCCGTCAGTTTCTTCTAAATAATCAGCGTCCTTGACTTTGAAACCAACGGAAAAGGCCCCAAGAACACCGTCTTTAACTAGCTCGCAGACTGAGGCAGGAGCAGATTTACTAATCTTTGCTTCTAACTCTAGTCCGTCTTTTGTTACATTTATACCTGTAGCACGACCAATAGGTTTATCGTAGTCGTGATTAAATAAAATTACAGGATTATTTTTGAAAGATTCTAGACCACCTTTAGCCCACGCTTCAGCTGCAATTACATCTCCTGCGCGGTCAGAGTGACTAGTACTTGCCATACCTTTAATCATTACGCTACCATCATCATTAGAATGAGATTTAAACGTAGAGGCCATATGTAGTATCTTTTCCATATTATTTCTCTGTAGTACTTGCCCTGAGTGATTCTAAAGGGTCTTTAACTTCTGGCTCTTCCTTTGCTTCTATAGAGTCTGCCAGTTCTATTACTTCTTTGTAATGCTTGTGGATATCTCGAGTAAAAGCTCCCCAAGATAGCCAATGTCTTTTCCATTTTCTTCGTGATACACATTCTGGTTTTCCAGAAGGTACTAACATACACATTTCGATATAGGTAGAAGGAACTTGTCCTAGTTCTGCAAAATACATTGCTGCCTCTTGTAATACTCTACCTTTTACGCCTCTTTTACTCATTCTTCCTCTTCTTCGGGAGGCCTTCCTCCCTCGTCTGGGTTGCTTGCTGAACCTGCAATATTTGCAGGTACTCTTATATTTTCAGCCTCTTCTCTAGCATCATACCCTAATGCTTCACGTGCTTCGTTAGGGCTAATAATACCACCATTTACAAGTGAAGAATAGTATGCTGCTGCATCTCGAAGTTCGGGCTGTAGTGCCGGAACGTTTGTTACATCTTCTACAATTTCAAACCCAAAGTATCGAGATAGCCCTGAATTTAATTTTGTAATAATAGGTAGTATAGTCTCTAAATAATACAATCGCATATTCGGTCGAATATTTGCATTGTTACCTGAATCTAAAAGAATTGGCGGTACACCAATTGCTTTTAATATAATCTTTTCGTTGTCTCCTATAGAAGTTTGGAAATCTAAATCTCTAAAACTTACGTTTGATATTTTGTCAATCTCTAAACCACCATCAAGTACTAGAGGTCTACGACCTCCTGAGTCTGGGCGATAACGTGCTTGCCAAGATGCCATCATACGTTCTTTAATTTTATCTGAAAGAGTATTAGGCGATTTAAGTACTAAACCTGGAACTGCTCCGTTTTCAAAAAACTTATCTTGAAATGCTCTCATTCGTGCCATTAACTGCATAGTTCTTAATGCAGGTTTTAAACGAGATACGCCTCGGTAAACATCTTTAAACGAGTTTTCTTTAATATGAATAATCTCACCTGGAGTATAATCAATATCATTATATGTGTATTTTTCGATATACTTTTTCTTGTCTCCATGTATAATTACATTATCTGAAGGTAGGTGATATAAGTGAGCACCGTCAAAGTAAATAAAGATATTACCGTCTAGTATAAAGTCTGTGATTAAATTACGTCTAAAAGTATTAATATCTTGGAAAGGGTTTGGCTCTCGAGTAAGTAAGTTTTCAACTTTCGATCTTTTTACACCTTTAACAACACCACTGTGACCAACAGGTTTAACTGTAGTAGCTACATTACCTGTGTCATCTACAACCATATTTACAGCACGATTTACAATTTCAAGATTTTCATAATAAGTTTCATAGCTACCAGTAAATTCTCTGGAAGATTCAACATTTTGACCCAACCACTGTTGAACAGGGTTGAGTTTTTCTTCAACATCTTCGACAGGTTTTTTACTAAAAGGATTATACCAAGCCATGTTTTTCTCTTTGAATCTTTACCCAACGCATCTGCTTTGTAGCTGTAGTCAGTGCTGGATCTTTGCCGTAAATTGAATGAAGTTTCAAATGATGAGTATGACACAAAGTAGCTGTGTGATCATANAGCTCAGCATGATGCTCTTCTATAAAATCATCCCGAAGTGCTTGAATATACTCGGGATTGTGATTGTTATCTTTTATCCATTTGTTTAACAATGGTGTGAGACTGTAAAAGTGGTGAAAGTCTAACTGCTCTGTTGCACCACAAATCTCGCAAGAGGAACCCTTCTCGATACTTGGATTTTGCCTTATCTCGTACATACTTTACAATGTCACGTTTTAACTTAGGCATTTTCCTCTGGTTCCTTTATTTTTCATTTAAAGAATTATATCTAGTTTAAGCTAACTTGTCAATAACTATTTTTAAGCTGGTATCATTAGAAGGATACATTTGAGATTTGAAATGAGTATAATCCGTATCGCAACGCATCTGCCATATGAGATGCCATGTTGTGTTTCGGTTTTTCCTTCATTAAATTAGGGTTAGGGTCCCACTGATACGCATCAAGGCATGCTAAAGATTGTTTTGCTTCTTGATCAACAAAGAGTATGTCGTTCTCAATAATTCCTGATACATGTCCAATTCCGTCAAGTACGGACTTCTTAGCGTTGATGGTGGAAATATCGTAGTTCTGCGCGAAATCAAAGCGTGTTTGTTGAGCGGCTGAATCAATATAAATGAAATCAATATCCCAGCGGTCAATGAGCTTCTGGATTTCGGCAGCGTGCTGTTCAGTAGTTCTTTCAGCATCGAAGTATTCGTCCACCAAATAGTATTGTTCTGAATCCCAATCATACGCAATAACGCACATTGCTGTCGGGTCTTTGTAACCGACATCCAATCCCGCGAAGACATCCATTCTACTAGTATCGAGCTGAGAGAAGTCTTTAACTTGCGTTTCAAAGTTGAATTTCCAGATCTGTCCTTCATAAGTATTAAAATCAGCCTCGTACTCTTGTCTAAATTCTGCTTCGGACATTGACTTTCGTGCTTCGTCAATATCGCTTTGGCTCATTCTTGGGTTATCTTTGTAAGTTGCACGGATACTAACCCATTCTGGGAAATCATCTGAAAATCCCCTATAGAAAAACTCAGAAAACCAGTTATTACGGCCACGGGGAGTAGATATAAATATGGCTTTAGAATTATCTTTATCAAGTGTAGGGCGCAGTGCAACATTA